CTTCGGCCTTCTCGGGCTCGGGATCAGGCATTTCCGGGTTCAGCAGGTCGTTCAGTTCGTCGCCAGTGAAGCCGGTAATGTCCAGATCGACGCCAGCCGCGCCGAGTTCGAGAAGCTCGACCTTCAGCAGTTCAAGGTCCCAGCCGCCGTTCAGCGTCAGCTTGTTGTCGGCGATCACGTACGCGCGCTGCTGCTCGGGCGTCAGGTGCGTGACATCGATGACCGGCACGCGCTTGATGCGCAGGTGCAGCGCGGCCAGCCGGCGACCGTGCCCGGCGAGAATCAGGTTGCTCGCGCCAACGATAATCGGGTTCGTCCATCCGAACTCAACAATCGACGCGGCGATTTGCTCCACCTGCTCGTCGCTGTGCGTGCGCGCGTTGCGGTCGTACGGCACGAGGTCGGCCACGTCCACCAGCCGCGGCAAAATCAGTTCAACGGACTTCATTGCAGTTCCACCTTCGGCGCGGTATCCATGCGCCAGTTCATAAGTACGGTCCAGATCGTTCCGTTGCTGCCATCGCCACTGAATGAGCCAGCGGGCCAGAATGCTTCGTTCTCCACGCGGTCACCATCAGCGACCATCAGGAAGTCCACCAGCCAGTTGCGCGGCGCGTCCGGGTCCACGAATACCCACGCATACGGCGAGCCTTCCCAGTGGCCTACGCGGACCACCTGCGAGCCTACGGGCAATAGTTCGGTGTGAACCTTGCCGCGCGACGCCAAAAGAATCTTTTGGACAGACCTAGCCATTGATGCGGCCCACCACGAACAGCTTCACGCCCGGGTTCATACGGTCGTCAACCATGCCAATGAACTGCATGCCGTCGTTGAACGATTCGCCCTCGCGAACGCACTGGACTTCCCAGTAGACGTACGAGCCGCCCCAGGGCTGCCCTTCGGTGTAGGCGAAGAGTTGATCGGCCTCATAACCGACGGCGGCGAACTTCGAGCCGAACGGCAGCGACAGGCTGCTATAGCTGCCCATGCCTTCTGAAAGCGCGTGCTTTTGAATGACCTTCACAGGAAACCCCTTCCTAGTTCGTTGTTGAGATACTGCTTGAGGCGAACCCCAATCCAGCCCATTACTGGCGTCGCCATCGAGTTGCCGATTGCCTTGTAACGCGGCCCATCCGCAGCGGGTTTGCCGCGGTGAGGCACGAGCGTGTAGCCATCCGGAAAGCCCTGCAGGCGCTCACACTCGACCGGCATCAGGCGGCGCACGCGCAGCCCGGATAGCGCGACAGGAGCCGCGCGAGAGCGATCCTGGCTAGTGGTCAGGGTGCGAGCTACTGCGACCTCCTCAAACGTCCCTTCCTTGTAGTCAACGGCGCTGAATGCCACCGGCACGATAGGCTGACCGCGCCCCGTGCCATCCTCGCTCGCATCGAATCCTTCAGCCTTCAGCGTGTGCGTGATATCGCCGGTAACGCATACGGCAAGCGCGTCACCACCATCGCCGCGCGGTCGCTCTACGCTGCTCGTAATGGTCGGCGCGACTTCGGTAATGAATGTCTCGGTCTCGTAGTCAATGCGGCCCATACCGCCAGCATTGAGGCAGTGGGAGATATCGCCGGTCGAAGGGATCAGGTGTCCAGCTTGGGCCTGGTTGTCGTCAGCGCCACATGTTCCAACGCCGTTAGCAGTGAGTGCGGCAACGTGCGTTTGCGATTCGCGGCGCGGCGCAGAATCCCGGCGCACGCCGTCCCACTCAAAAAGTACTGCGGAGGGATCGAAACCCTTACGAGCACTTGCGACAACGAAGACACGCTTGCGTTGCTGGGCCAAATTGAAATATTGGGCATCCAGGGTGCGCCATGCGACTGCGCGCTTGGGTCCAAGCACAAAACCAGCGTGCGCCCATTTTTTCCCTGGCGCGACGAGGGGCACTTCTTCGCCGGCAAGCCCTGCAAGGAAGCATCCAAATGCGTTGTCTTTGGTTGAGAGGACGCCGGGGACGTTTTCCCACACTGCGATGCAGGGAGGAAGGCCGGATCGGGAGCGAACAAAGTCGATTGCATCGAGGAGCCGCATGTAAGTAAGGGTCAACTGGCCGCGCTCGTCATCGAGTGCCTCGCGCAAACCAGCAAGGGAGAACGCCTGGCATGGCGTACCGCCAACCAGCACGTCAGGGGCTTTGGCCTCGCCGACCAGGATGGCACGCGCGATCTTGCGCATGTCGCCGAGATTCGGGACAGCCGGATAGTGGTGTTTGAGCACGCTGCAGGGGTAAGCCTCAATCTCAGAGAACCACGCGGCTTTCATGCCGAGCGGCTCCCATGCGACGCTGGCACTCTCAATCCCTGAGCAAACCGACCCGTACGTGATAGCGGGTGGCATCGGATCGCGGCCCGTCTTCAGTTTTTTCCTCTTCATCTTTTGGTCTTTGGCTCGCGTTGAATTGCTTTCTTCAGTTCGACGGCGCAAACATCGGCCGCCTTGTCGCCATGGCTCGCGCGCACGGTCGCGATGATTGATTCGGACTGGCGATAGTCCCGGCGCTTGCCAGCCGCTACAGCGCCGTTAAAACGCGCCAGGCAAGCCTCTTTGTCCCGATTCCATGCGTCCTCTTGCGCCTGTACCTCGGGCGGCACAGCAGGACGGCCAAACAAGCTCATTGGGGAACCCCGTTAAATCTGCGGACGAAGCATATCACTTTCTGCTGTACGCGCAGATTAGACCCCGCAAAAAACCAGACGTACGAAACCGAGCGATTCCGGCCATGCCGTCAGCAGGTGTCCGAAAATTACCCTTGACACATTCTGCACATAAGGCAGAATACGGACATCCATTCCGAACACCCCAGGAGATACCGAATGCGCACCTTCCTCTACGCCCGCGTCAGCACCGCCGACCAAACCACGTCCAATCAAGTGTTGGAGGTAAGCGCTGCTGGCTTCGCAATAGAGCCCCATCGCGTCGTCAGCGAGTGTGTTAGTGGCAGCGTTCCAAGCGGCGAACGCGCGGGCTTCGTCAAGCTGCTCGACCGCCTTGAGACCGGCGACGTTCTCATAGTGACTAAGCTCGACCGGCTGGGACGGAATGCGATGGACGTGCGCGCGACGGTTGAGAAGCTCGCCAACATGGGGGTTCGTGTCCACTGCCTCGCGCTCGGCGGAATCGATCTCTGCAGCCCAGCGGGGAAGATGACCATGGGCGTTATCACGGCAGTCGCTGAGTTCGAGCGCGACCTGATCGTGGAACGGACGCAGGCAGGACTCACCCGCGCCAAGGCCGAAGGAAAGCGATTGGGACGCAAGCCAGCGCTCACGGATGCCGAGCGGGTCGCCGTGCGGGTTCGACTCGAAAAAGGTGAAACTGTGGCGGGGCTCGCTCGCGAGTTCGCCACAAGCCGCCAGTCCATCATGCGCACCCGCGCTGCCGCTTGAATCAGACAAGTTTGCCCCCTTCCTGTTGATGCACAATGATCGTGGCGGCGGGCGGCGCATCATTGCCACCGCCACCACCGCCCCGGCTTACCCCAATCCCCCACGCCTGGCGCTCGGCATCGTGCAGCGCCCTGAATGCCTCTGTGAGCGTCTTAGCGACGCGCGCATGGGTCAGGCCATCCTTCGTCCCCGCCTTCTTCACCGCGCCGTATAGCTGCGCCCGGATCGCCCCCAGTTCGTGCCGATGGCGCTCAATCAGTGCGACGCGCTTCGACTCGGCGGCGTCACGCACGATCTCAGTCACCTTATGGGGCGGCGTCCCGTCGGGAATGACGGGCATCGAGCGATCTAATTCGGGTTCGCGGGGCTTGACTTTTGGATCGGTCCCGTAAACCTCATTTCCTTGCGTCCCGACTTCTACGGGATTTTCTGTAAATTTAGAATCTGCAATGCGATGGACTTTCCCTTCAATCGCAATGGCGTCTGTTCCCTTCTGCCACTTCTCACGCCCGGCCCGCTGTCGGACGCCTTGCCTTGTCACGCCTAGCGAGTCGGCGATTTCCTGAAAGGTAATGACCGGGTCGGCTTCCCAAATTGCGCGGACCTTTGCCCACGTCTCTTTGCTAATGGTCGGC